CATATTCTTAAATGCCATTATAGCATCTTTTGGCGATTCCACAATAGGTTCTCCATTATCATTGAACGATGTATTTAACAAAACAGGATTCTCTAACTTACGAAGTAAATCACACATTCTTGGATTCAATTCATCATTAACAGTTTGAATTCTACATGTATTATCTTCATGCGTAATAGCAGGTATATCATCAGTTAAAACTTGCTCTGCGTATAACATATATGGTGAATCATATCCTCTACCTTCTAAAGTTATACCAGCAAATGGCCTCCAGTATTCTCTATGTTTAACTCTACTATTCATTATATCCTTATTTTCCTTTTTACTTGGACTCATTAAAATAGATCTAGATCCAAGAGCACGAGGACCATGTTCCGATCTACCTTGGAACCAAGCAACAATCTTGTTATCCTCAAGATGTTTAGCAACTACTTCACATAACTCATCAAAATCTTTATACTTAATGTATTTCATAACACCTATATTTTTTAAATGTTTAAACCCAATAGATTCTTCAATATCTTTATCATTATAAGACTTACCTAGAAGAGCTATGTTGTGTGGCATTTCAATCCTTTCTTTAGATTTATATGATGCCCAAACTGCTGCCCCAAAATGAACACCAGAATCATTTGGATATGGTGGAATATGAATATTCCTGAATAAAGGTCTAAGTAAAGTATTAGCACTAATGTTTAAAAAGCATCCACCAGCAAAACAAACATCCTCAGTTAAATAATCTTTTCTCAATTCACTAATAAAATATATTATAGCATTCTCATAATGTTTTTGCAAGTAATAAGCACATTGTTCTGGAGAATATTTCATATGATCAAAATGATTTAATATCAAATCTAATTCATAAAAGTGAACTAATGGAAACCCAAATTGATACTCATCAATACCAAAAATATCTTTAGAAACTTCTGTAGATTTAGTATATGGTAAATCTCTTTCAATATCACATTTACCATAAGCAGATAAACCCATAACTTTACCTTCATAATTAGAATACTTATCTGGTTTAAGTCCTGTTTTCCTAGAATAAATTTTAGAGGCTAACATACAATAAAAATCACCAAAGACATTAGTAGAACATTCGCCAACATTCATACCATTAACTTTAAGTGAAGATAAATTAATTTTATAAAAATTAAATATACCCTTATCCTTATCAAAATACCCAATACTATTTTTCTCACGCTGATTAACCATCATTTCAACAAAATCCCATATACCACTACCAACACCATCAAGTGTTAGAAAACTACCACTATTAAAAGGTGATGTAAAAGCAGCAGAAGCAGCATGTGCTAGATGATGACTAATAAACCACAATTTAGCATTAGGAAATTGGGATTTAATATAATTAGAAATTTCTTTTGATTGAGAGAATTGATTACAGGCACTAACTCCACATGGAGAATAAGCAACAATATCAATATCCTCTTTCTTTATATCACCTAAGCAATACTCTATAGACTTACAAGGATAATTTCCATCATATTTTATTCTACTAAGTCTTTCCTCATCAATACTTCTAATATGTTTACCATCCACAAATAAAGTAGCACCAGAATCATGAATCATATCCATAGATCTCAAATCACGAGCATCCCAACCAATTGCTCCATGTATTCCAACAATATTCATTTCAAAGATTCTTCAATTTCAGCATCACTATAAGATTTTCCTAGAAGAGCTATGTTGTGTGGTATCTGAATTGTTTCATCAGATTTATATGATGCCCAAACTGCTGCCCCAAAATGAACACCAGAATCGTTTGGGTATGGTGGAATATGAATATTCTTAAACAAAGGTCTTATTAAACTATTAGCACTAATGTTTAAAAAACATCCACCAGCAAAACAAATATTATCTTCCAAATAATCTTTCTTTAACTCCTTTATCAAATAAACAAAAGCCTCTTCATAATTCTTCTGAAGCCAACGTGCTTTATCTTCAGGAGAATATCCTTGATTAATAAGATCAACAATAACCTTTCGATAATCATAAAAATTAACAAAAGGAAGTCCAAATTCATATTGATCTATATCAAATATTTCTTTAGAATCTTCGGTAGATTTTGTAAATGGTATACTTTCAATATCATATTTTCCATAAGCAGATAAACCCATCACTTTACCTTCACAATTATGATAATGATCTGGGTCTTTATCAAATTTATCAAAGTAAATATGGTTTGACATTGTTCCGTAAAAATCACCAAAACTATTAGTTGCTACCCAATCCTGCATTCTAAAAGTTCTAAACAATCTCTTATTCTTATCAAAATATCCAATACTATTATTCTCATATCTTGTAACATTACCAAATGCCAAATTCCAAAGACCACTACCAAGACCATCAAGTGTTAAAAAACTACCACTATTGAATGGTGCTGTAAAAACAGAAGAAGCAGCATGTGCTAGATGATGACTAACAAACCACACCTTAGCATTAGGAAATATATTATGAAAAGTATTACTAATGACTTTCATAATACTTTGTTTATGACATTTCTCCACACCTGAAGGAGAGAAACAAACAATATCAATATCCTCTTTCTTTATATCACCTAAACAATAATCTATTGATTTGTGAGGAAATCTACCATCATACTTTCTTCTAGAAAGACGTTCCTCATCAATACTTCTAATATGTTTTCCATCCACAAATAAAGTAGCACCAGAATCATGTACCATATTCAATGATTTCATGTCATGTGGATCCCAATCCACAGCTCCATGTATACCAATAATATTCATTAATTAATTACGAAGGTTTTGTTGGCCAAGAAGAATGAGAATGATCGTCTGCTAATGCTTTTGCTGTTAAATTAGAATCTGCTGCTATGGTTGCTGGAAGATCTCTTAATGCCTGACGATATGTTGCCCACTCAGTCTTCTTACTAGAACTTAATGGAGAATCGTTACCTTGAGTCCAATCAGACCAAACCAACTGGGCATTTCTATAATCCTTTACTTCCTGTAAATAATCTCTTGCTGCCTCATATGCAGCAGCCGCAAGGGTTTGTTCATTCGCATGATCTGTTACTGCTTGTTGCCAAATACCAATTTCAGTAATCTCCTCACCCCATTTTTTATCTCCATTTCCATCTACAGCATCTTCATTATATTCAATAAAACCTTTTCCTTTAACAGTATCAAAAAACATTCCATGAACATCTGATGGAATCCATGAAAGATCAACATGAGTACAAGGATGTACTGCAACACCATCAATAGCTATGGTTTTATCGGGAGGTACAACTTGAATTTTCATTGGTCTATGTCCGTTACATTTTTTATTTGTCTAGATTGCATTAATCTTTCTTGGGCTTTTAATTCCAATTCTCTTTGATATATTTCTTGTGCTTTCATAGTCGATTTCACAGTTTCATTTCTAAAGGATTCAATAGCAGAACTAGTATGTCTCTGTTGCTGTGAATTTTCAATCATTAAAGTTGGCAACCAAGTAACTGCACAACTCCAATCATCAATTTCTTCTCCTGTATTAGGATTCATACCACGAACTTGAGTAAACCAAGAACATTGTAATCCAATACAATCTTTACCAATTAAAGGGCAGAATTTCCCCTGCTCAAGTTTCATTATATTAATTCTTTGTGCATATTATAACATCAATATACATAACTGACAAGTCAAGAGAACCTGAACTACTAACAGATATGCTAGTATCCTCGAAACTGTGAGTGTGATCACTAGTTGATCCAGAAGCAGTAAAACTATCACTGAAAGTAAAATTAGAACCACTTATAGTATACATTATTATAGCATGTGTGTGGTAATCACTGCCACCCTTACTAGCAACACTAGGAGTTCCTGAAGAACCAGCATTTAAAGTATCAGTAATACCATATTGACCACCCGAAGTTCCAAGAGGAGCATGATATGAGTGATCGTGAGATGGCATCTGAGCAACAGAAAGCCAAGCTTGAGTAGTGTTCTGATACATTATTTGTGATCCACCACAATTTCCACTAACAGATCCACTAATACTTACACTTTCTCCACCATCACTACCAGTAGTTCCACTAGCACTTCCAGTTCCACTAACACTTAAAGATCTACTAGCAAAAGTACTAGTAAATCCACCAGCTCCACCAGATCCACCACCAGAACCACTTACAACTCTAAGTGCTTTATTATTGTGTGATGTTACCTGACTCCATCCAGTAGGGGCAGATGAACTATAAAACAACATAGTTGCTCCTGAAGGAACACCAGCAGCACCAGGAGAACCTGGAGTTCCAGGAGTTCCATCTTGTCCTGGCGTTCCAGGAGTTCCATCATCTCCATCAGAACCTGGAGTTCCTGGAGTTCCATCATCACCATCTTGACCTGGAGTTCCAGGTGTTCCAGGTGTTCCATCATCACCATCAGAACCTGGATTTCCATCTTGACCAGGAGTTCCATCATCACCATCTTGACCTGGAGGTCCAGGAGGACCTGCAACAGTAGAAGGAGTTCCATTAGTTCCTGGAGTTCCATCATCTCCATCATCACCTGGAGGACCTGGTGTACCTGGAGATCCTGGTGGACCTGCTACAGTAGAAGGAGTTCCTGGAGTTCCATCATCTCCATCATCTCCTTCTGGACCTGGTGGTCCTGGAGGACCAGGAGGACCTGCAGGACCAGAAGATTCTACTCTATCCCACGCATATCCATTATATTTCCATGTTACACCATTTTCTGTATGTGTATCATTAGTATTAGGACTATTTGGAAAATCAAATGCTGCCATTATCCATCCTCTGGTATAGTCAAAATATTATATTGTTTAAGTGGATATGATGCATTTACACCTTGTATGTCTATACTATGTCCATTAGCAAGCCAAATTTCAGTAGCAAAAAC